ATCTATTAAAGATATAACTTTGTTTGATGAAGAAATAGAGACATTACTTCCAGTAAACATACTATTTGAATGTGAACCACCATTTAATTCGGCGATGTTTAATTCAAAATTACCTGGGTCTAATTTATCACCGACTCTACCACGATAGAAATTAATAGCATAAAAATGTTCGACCGACTTTCCACTTGCAAGTGTAAACGTTGTTGGGGCACCAGTTGCATCACTTTGCGTTGGATTTGTTTCCAAAGTTAAAGAACGATATTGACCGTATATCGCTCTCGAAGGAGTGTCTCCTGCTTGACCACCGGATGATAGGAGTGAACCGGAGCCATTTACGTTACCGTATGTAACAGAAAACATCTTAATATCTTCTACGTCACACGATATAGAAGAAGAACCCCAAACTTCATAGTAGTATTCTTTAGAAGCAGAGGTCTGTAATGAGCTTGTGTAAAATGTAAGAAGCTCACCCGTCTGTGTTCCCCAAAGAGCTTTGGTTGTTATCTTTTTTGTAGTTGGATAAGGAGATGAACCCATACCGACTTCTTCAAAATTGGCGTAAACACCATAATTGTCTTCAGCACGGCCTGAGTTGTATGTAAATTGAACTGGTACTGCCATTTTTTTACCCCAATGTTAATGCTATTGTTTTTCTATTATAAATATTAAAGATGATTGTTTTAATCATCATTCTGTTGAATGCCGTTTATTGTAATTGGAATAACAACACGACCACCAGTTTCAACACCAGTTATAATAAGTTTCGTTGACTTATTAGCGGTTGTTGTTAATTGAGTAGCAGTTGATGTTAATTCAAGAACGATTTCAACAGTATTTCCCGTTCCAGCAGTTGGTCTTAATACTGCCGTGACAGAAGAAGCTGCTTGACCAGGATATAATACAGATGCACTTAATAAATCGGTGTTCTTTCCGTTTCTCATTGATACATAAGTATTATCCATAAGAAGAACAGAATAACCTTCAGATGAATTGAAAGTATTTGCAAATGGATTTACAGTCATACTGTTTCCAATCATATCATGATATAATGTTGAAATACTTACCACCTGATCAGGAGTTGTTGATGTTCCAGTAGATACAGGGGATGCGTTGTTTGGATTCAACGAAAGTGATGCTTGTGTGGCTTGAAGATATGGAATACGACGAACACCTCTTGGAAGAGTTATAAGTTTATACTTCATAGACTGTGTTTCATCAGGAACTGCCTCTGTAACTGGCATATTCTCAATAACTGCACCATAATAATTTGAACCAAGTGGGTGTGCTGGGTTCCATAAATCATAATCAACTTCGTCATCCGCTAGAGCAAATCGAGTAATTTGAAAAGCCGTTGCTCCACCAACTTGTCCTCTTCCTTGTGCTAGAAGCTCTCTTCCTCTTTTTGTCAAGATAGCATCTACTGTGATTGTACTATTGTCTAAATAGCCCATTTTTTTCTCCTATCAAAAATTTATTTAGTCGTTATAAATAAATATCAAATTGCCGATAAATTTCCACCATCTGTGTAAGTTCTATAAACTATTTCTTTTGAATCTACAATATAGACTTCAACAACCGGTGTTCCATCTAAAGTTCCATCAGAATTTACATTTATATCCGGTCCTATAAGTTTACTACCTTCAAATCTATGATGACGTATACTTGTTGCCAAATTATGTTGATTCTGAACACTAGACTGAATTAACGATGAAGAATATGGGTCTTTTGCATCATACTTAGCAGAGCTAGTGTAAAATAAATAGTGTGAATTATAGAAATTATCGATTCTTGAACCAGTTATTGTCTCAATAAAAGACAAAGACTTCATAATATCATTACTTTGTGTTATCCAACCTCCACCATATCCAATATTTAAACTACTACCAGTTGGAACTATATTACTTCTATCATATGTTGTACTTGTGTTTATAGTGTAATTCGCATAATCTTGTAAAATGTTAAATGAACCAACTACATATTTTATAAGTGTACTACCATTTATATTTGTTGTTGTACCCTGTATTGTATTGTAGTTACTTTGAAGTTCTTTTGGCAACTCTTCATATATTTGTCCTTTTATTCCATTATATGTAGAATTTAATTCCTCTTCTGTTACATTTATTAGTGTACGTTTGGTGTTGTAGTCTATGTTTACATCTTCTCTTAAAGAACCAATATTACCATTATTTGTTGACAACAAAACATTCGTATCGGGTATGTTATCAGATATTACAGATTCTTTATTAGAATATTCAACGTCTGCATCTAATTTCTTCTCGTCTATTGTTCCTTCTTTTATTTCGTAGTTTATACTCGTGTCAAATGGTATTTGTATCGATGTATTTTTTGGAGTATAAGAGACGTTGGTGTCTAGTAATAAGTTATCGATTAAAGCTTTTTTATCGTTGTAATCAACGTATGGGTCAACATTTATATCAACGGTAGTTTTATTGTTGTTGTATGTTACAGACGTATCTACAATAGAACCAGTTATTAAACCAACTTTTTGTTGTACCACTATCGGTAAAGTCGGTTCAATATCTATGTCATCGGCAATATCTTGAACTTCACCTTCTTGACTATCTCCAACTACAATAGTTGCGGTATTGGAATCATATTTTTGATAAATTGTTGCAGAAGAAGAAATTTCATTGGAATCAAAAGTATAATTGGTTGTTCCAGTAAATATTCTTCCTGCACCATCTACTTTGTTTCTTTCCAAGATATTTGATTCAACAACAAGACCAAGTATTGGATTACTTCTTGCCGGAAGTGTTTGTCTAATTTGGTCAAATACACTAAAATCAAATTTCGATATTAAACGAATATACGCGGTAAAATCATTTCTGTTTGGATATTTTTTCCAATACTCTCTTGCCAACCATTTTAACTCTTTATATTCATTTGCAGATATATTACTGTATGTACCAATATAGTCATCTAACTCTGTTCCACCTATTGATTCATAGATGTCTTCATTTATAACGTTTTGTGGAGAAAATGCAATCATAAGTTTATCTGAATCAACAGAGAACTTATCAAATGCCGAAACTTCCGCTCTATAATCTTTACTTAAACCACCAACTAAAGACCCACTATCAATACGGATTTTTTCTGTATAGATTGTATTATTTCCAAGAGTGGCAACTTCCATATTATAAGTCTCAACGATTGGTTCAAATGAACCTTCATCGAAGTTATAAAATGTTGCCATTTTTGCAGAACTTGAAAAATAAGTTTTTGATTGGTCTGGATGTGAACTTGATATACTTGTAGTTACTGCAACATCAAACTTTTGCCAGAACTTAAATTGAGCCTGTAAATCGTAGAATGATGATGTATCTGTATTTCCATTATATGCACGGGCTGCTAAAACATGATTATTAAAAGAGTCTTCGAATAATTGTTTTGTCCAATATCTTAATTCAAATACAGAACCAGACAAAATTTTATCTGTTTGTGGATTTGAACCAGACCCAATGTATAACGTTCCATCAGATGCCCAAGATTGATTAAAACTACCACTAACAGAACCATTTATTGTTATTGAAGCAGAACGTTCGACTGCAATTTTTCCGTACTTGTTCGTCTTTAAAATAAAATCGTATGTTTGGTTTGAAGAAGTTAAATCTGTACTTACACTTCTTCTTATCATAAGATTTAGAGGAATATCATCATAAAGATACTCATCAACAATAGATGCCGATTTATATGACGAACCACTTGCAAGATAAAATGTAAGAGTACCTTTATCATAATCCGTACCGCCATTTTTATCAACAGTAACAAACCAATCAATTCTACTACCAGATTGTTTTTGTAAAAGTGTTTGTACTGGGTCTCCTTGATATGAATAAAGAGAGGCAGGTTCTTGTTTCCATCTAAATGTAACTGTATCTGGATATTGCCATTGGTTAAATTCATTGTAGACTTTTTCCCACGGCACTCTTACGTGATGTTGTCTTGTAGGTAACGGATAACTACCAGAAAAGTTCAAGTAATATGTGTGTTTTTCCCACTGGGCTCTTGGTATTTGTCCAATATCTGCATTATCTGGTCCACCATATTCTCTAATAGTGAGAAGAGTTTGTGGAATACCATAAGCTGCTAAAAGAGCAGTTACACCACGACCAGTTCCTTTTGATTTATAAATGTATGGAAGGTTATTAAGAATACGTCTCCATACTTCTTTTGTTCTTTCTTCTTCAGATTTCGCAAGATATTTGTTTGTAGTTGTTTTACCAGTCCAAACGGGTTCTCCACTACCACTAACACCAAGAGCATATTCCCAAAGGTCTTTTGTTTGAGTTCCATGTGAAAGAGTCCAACCAAGATTCTTTGCAACATCATAAATAAGGTCTTGAGACATACCATCTTTTGGATGTTCTTCTCGAAGATTTTTCTTTACGATGTGATCTGTATAAACATACATGATGTCAAAATGCTGACCTATCATGTTTACAAATGTTACAAACTGTTGATTGTCAGGGTCTTCTCGAAGATATTCAGGTATTGCTTTATTCAACGAATTATAATTTTTAAGGTCATAATCAGTTGCTAAATCTATAACTCGATTATACCAATCATCAACCTCATTGGAACCAGATGTGTATATCTTAAATTTACCTTCCTTTGTTGCAATGGTGTAATCACTTGAAGTTACACTCATTTCATATTTTGGATATGGTACTATTGATGCAGTAGCTTGACTTGTATAGTAGTTACTTCCAGTTGTTTCATAGTACAACCATTTTTCAAAATTATCAAATCCAGATATTAACCTATCCCTAAAACCACGTATTTTTGTTGTATTTGAACCAATTGAACCAGTATAAGTTGCTAGAGTATTTAACTCGTTATTATACCGTTCAAGTAATTCCACTTTATAAACAAAATTGTTTATTCTATCTTCAGCAGATGAATAAAATACAAAGTTTTCAAATTCTCGATAATTTACATTAAGTTGAACTGGAATATTGCTCGAAGAAATATATCTGTCTAATATTTCTTGAGAAGTTTGAACATTTGCTGATAAAATATCATTCCAAGACTTATATTCGGTCTCTGTTGTTGTCCAATAGTCGTAATCGACTTCGAAATTTGGACCTTTTAATTCTGGTATTTGTATTGGTATTTCTTCAGCAATATAATTTACCGTCTCTATGTACGGCTTCATAAATTCTTCGGATACCCAACACTCTGCAAAAATATCTAAATCTTCAGGAAGTGGTTCGTATAATTTTACATAAAAACTTTCTTGAAATCCATCCGATGTTACATTTATTATGTTTGAAATTTTATTTTCACCAAAGTTCAAAACATAAGACTGAATAATGTCTGATGGATTTAGGTATTTAAGTACAAATCGTTTTAATTGTTCTTTACCATCGGTAGAATCAGGATTTATCAATGAAACTTTTAATTCTGACCTATCCTGGGATATATCCGATACAAAAAGTTTTACTGGTTGACTATATCCACCAACTACGTCTTTAAAAAAGTTATAGACTACTTTATAAACACCCGGTAAAAGAGAAGACCTTCTCATATCTCGGTGTATATCAAGAACTACATTAGGATTTGATACAATTGATGTGTCTAATTTCCATGACTGTAAGTTATAAACCGTTCCAATATATGCACCGTTTGGTAAAAATACATGAAACTCAAAGTTATTTAATTTTGGGTCGGATGGATCTATCGTAAAAGGATAACTTACTTTTTCTAAAAGTCCATTATCATCTAAACCAACACGAATACCTCGAATTGGTAACGACGTAGATAAAATTTCATCAATATTTTTATATTCAAAATTAGCCATTTACTTAAATTTTAAGATTATTCTTTGTTATCAAATCGTTTATTCTCTTCTCTAAAGAATCATTTTCAGTTTTCAATGATGTTATTTGTGCGTTAAGTGCCGTAATTAGTTGGTCTTGAGCTCCATTTGCAGCATTTGCTTGATTTACAAGATTTCCAGCTAATGTATCTATCGCCATAGTCATATTGTCCATTTGTTGAGCGATATTCTTTTGTAAATCATCTAATGTACCACTAACAGCGGTTTCCAATGTTTGTATTGTTTCATTTTTATTATCAATTTCTTTGTCTTTACCAACATTATCCAATGCAATAGAATCTATAAATGCTTCGTGTTCTATTTCAGAACTAACCATAGAATCTATCAGTTCTTGTTTTGCCTTTATTATGTTCGATAATCTATCAATTTGAGCTTCCAAACTAGCAACCGAATTTGGCATAACAAGTTTTAAGTTTTGAACATCGGATAAGAACTGTTGTATATCCTGTTGGGCAGTTGCTGGATTTAATCTTGCTTCTGCAAAACGTTTCAGAACATTCTTATTTGCATTTACCGCATCTGGTAGTGACTCAAAATTTCTTTGTAAGATATATTCAAATCTAGAGGTAGTATATCTTTCATCTCTAGTTGGAACCATCACCTGTCCAGAATTTCTCAATATGTTTTCATAAGAAACCACTCTTTGTTCTTCATCACGAATTAAATCACCGTCCATTGGAAATTGGTCAGTTGGTGTTGTTAATTGAGACAAAGTTTCTTTTAATTGTTCTGATGGTAAAACACCGAACTCATTACCAGTTAATACTTTTCGTACAATATAATAATCAAAAACATCTAGCTTATACTTTAAAACTGTATCTGAAAGTGCTTGGCTTATTAGATTTGGGTCGTTGGAACCAAGAAGTGTTTTTAATTTTTTTTCTTCTTCAATATATTTCTTTATGATCTCATATTCGTAAGACTGTTTAAATGCCTTGAATTTTTCTATCAATTCTACTTGGTCGTCGGGTGTTCTTCTTTTGTATCTGTTTAATGTTATACCGTTATTTTTGAAGAATGTAAAAAAGTCTTCATAGGTTGGCATAGTAAAATTAGAAAAATTGTCAAGTATGTATTCTGCTTGACTAATGTCAACATCTGCCAAAAATAGAAACTTTACCAAGTCTATTTGCTGACTCATCTTACAACCTTAAAGTAATAATTGTTATCAAAAATTTGTACGTTATCACCTCCGTCATATTCTACTTTTACTACTACTCTGTAAAATCTTTCCGGTTGGAAAGAGTCCATCCAAATATTGAAATAGTTTCCTTCGGAGTCACAACTTATTTTTGACCCAATCGTGTCAAATGGTAAAATTATCTCATCAGTATGTGCATCTCTAATTTCATAATATGAAGAAGATGGTAAATAATACACCTGTGTATAGTATGACTGAGTGGTATATGTTTTTTGAGGGTATCTTGAATTGCAAGATATTCTTATCTTCGCCTTTTCAGATTCGATATATTGTTTTTTTAATTTTACATTTAATACCAGATTTTCAGAGTCTGCCGGTGTTAAACTTCCAGTAGAAAAAGTAGAATCGTCCCATACGACGTGTAGTCTTGGTACATATATCGTATTACTATCTGCACCAAAAAATTTTAAACTTGTTATTGTTTGATTTGATGATTCTATTTCATTACTGAATTTAATAATCATGCCATCATTTTGAAATCTACCAGAACCAGTTACCCATTTATTTATAATGGAAGTAACATTCATATAAACGTCAGACGACTGATAGACAAAAGATTGAGTACATTCCGCACCATCCCATGTCCACCATGTTCCACCTCCTTCGTTTGTAAAATATGAAGATGTAACATCTGCAGTGATGTTTGAACCAAATAAAAGATCAGAATCAATCCACGAGTCCGATATATTATCCCATTCATAACTTGAAGTTGCAGGTGGTATATCCCATTCCACTCCAACAGTTCTTGATGTTCTGTATCTCCAAGATACACCATCTGTTGTAATTGGTTTATTGAAATACTTACCAGTACCATTGTACCAAGAAGAACTTACAGGATATGCATAGATTTCATATTCTTGCGGTATCTCTAGAACGTCCGATGTTCTTAAAGAAAGATAATACTTTGCATTTGAAGAAATTTTTCCAGAATTTATTTTTGTCTCTAATTCTGTTGTATCAAACTTTAAAAGAAATCTACTATTGTAAATATCAGTATTATTGACGTACTCGTGTTTCAGCTCAAGTATTTGGTCTGTGCCTGTATTTAGAGATTCGGTTCTCTCGTAGATAGTTGCATCTTTTTGAGCGTATATGGTGTATATCATCCAAATGCCCTCACTTTACCAATTATATCGTTATCTGGGTATTTTATTTCAAAGATAGATGGGTCTAACGATGGGAATATAATACCATCCTTTGTTGCTTGTTGAATATTATATGCGTTCGGAGCATAACCAATATCTGGGTCGATTAGATTTGTAAATCTAACATCAACTACTGTTTGTACACCGACTACCTTGTCTAATTCTGTAAATACATTGCTTATGACTATCGGTTGATTTATTTGCCATTTCTTTATATCAAAGTATTGTTTTAATCTATCAATACAACGAAGGATGACTTGATTACCGTTTTGGTCTGGCATTGTTATTATTTCAAATTCAATACCAACGTTAATTATGTAAGCATCCTTTATGTTGATTGCATCTGTTAACATTCTATGATAACCAAGATATGTTTTTAAATTTTCTTTGGTTGCATCATTTATTCTTGTTAATTTACCGAATGCATCATATCCAAGAAGATACAAATTTAATGCAAGAGGATTTGCCACTCTATCAGAATTATAAATAGAGTCTACTGTTAATTGGTCATCTTTTGTGATATATGCTTTTGCAACACCACCATACTTTTGTGGAAGACTATATGTTCGTATGATATAATCTTCTTTTGTAACCGCACGATTTTGTGATGCAAAATAAGCAAGAGCATTTTGACGAATTTCGTCTACTGTTTCTCCTTGTTTTGCACCAGCAGCTGGTTCTGGATTGGTTACTGCTAAACTACCAAGTACCTGATTGTATAATGGAAGAGACAATCCTGTTTCATCTAAAACAATCGAACGAGATTTTAATCGTGTTATTGTTTCACTTGGAACATTGTCTTTAATACCACCACCAGTTGTATAGTATATTGTAATATCTGTGTTGTTTGGAGCAAGTCCATATGTTTTCGTGTACAAGAAATTTGATGGGTCAATATCTGCGGATGAAGGACTTTCTATTCCTGTTAGAGAGTTTCCTACTAAATCAGGGTTTGGTACAAGTAATTCATCGTCTAAATCAGAAACACCAGCACCAAATTGAATTTCTATTTTTCCATTATCAAGTTGTCTTGTTATAAATCTTCTCGAAACTTTTCTTAACTTCAAAAGATAAGGAGTTTCATCTCTATATGTTGACAACGTTCTATCATTTCTTGATATATTAGGTGTTGGTTCAAAGATTGTATCTTGTGCTAAGAATGGTACATGATACCACTTATTTCCATCTGAATCTATACCATATAATATGTCTATTATGTTTGTATCTTCAAGTTCTATCTTATCGTATGGCTTTGGTTCACCAAACGAATATGTCTTTGACCTAATAACACCAGAAACAGCACTTATTGATTTTTTAAGAAGATAATATGTTGGTTCAAATGGTGGTGTATCTGATACTGAAAATACAGTTACCTCTAATGGGTCTAAACTACTAGCC